ATGGATTCTTCAAGCGTGTCGACAACATCGCCCATAAAGGCTTTTGTCGTCACAACGCCACGTTGAAGAGAGTGCGCTAGGAGAGCAGCTTCGTGTCCAGGTAAAACACGGAACTGCTGACGTATTATTGGACAACGAAGTCCAACATTAACGTCACGTCTACGACGTACTCTACCATCGTAAGACTTCCACTGGAACCCAAAGACGAGATATCCTTCGTCACCCTCAGTACCGTGAGGTATCTGAAAGTGGTCAAAGGCGTCAATGGTTCGAGCCTGCCGTACAGCACACCGCCAAGTGGAAAGCAAATGGTCGCAAAACCATTTGTCGCCACCATGTCGACGTGCTGCACGTATAAGGCGATTGGTAAGTCTTATGTGACCTGGTACAGTCGAGACCTCCTCTTTTTGATAGCACGGTGTGACATCTACTCCTCCGAAGTAATGTTTTCCGCAGCTCTCATAGAACTGCCCGGATGTATACGACTTCTCCATATTAAGGGAGAAGCCGCAGAAACCGAGTATGTTCGTGAGGCAACGGGACATTTTCGCCGGACAGATGATGTCGTCACCATATATCAAAAGAGGCCCGTCCTTTTGAGTGTACTGTTGGACAGCAAACGCCAAAGCGTAAAAGATGAGGCTCTCGAGCTCGAAGGTAAAACCATTTCCCATAGAAGAAAACTTCTGGAGAGTGATGGTGTTCCCGTCTGGCAAGAGAGCTCGTCTACTACGCAAGTCGTCCAGTGTGACAGCCCAATCAATTGGAAGGAGGTTGTAAACAACCTCCACGCTTACGGTATCGGATGCCGCCTTGAGGTCAAGGGTGGCAAGCTTCTCGAACAGAGCCTCATAAGCTCCTCGTTGGTTAAGCCCCTGGTCATCCAGATCGATACCCACATACTTTAACCGCCGTCGGATAAAAGAGCCGACACCTTTTTGGAGAAAGGCGCCAACCCTGCTTTCCTTAGCGATCACACGATGCGTTTTAGCGTTCTTCGGTACAGTGTCGATAACGCAATGTTCAACTATGTTGAAAACTGCAGAGTCGATCCAACTAAACGGACCAACAATATCGCATGGAGCGACGTTAAGGATCACGCCAGACCAGTGAAGGTCTGTACGCAAGATACCTTTGAAATAAGGTATCTGTCGAGGCGTTACCGAAATGGGGAGTTTGCATAGTTTGGTGTCAATAAAGGCCGCCCTCTTAGAGATATCTAAAGTGGCGCCGGGACCCCAACCAAACCCTGGAACTAGCCGTTCGTACGAATACGGGCCGAGAATGGAAGCAATTTTTCTCCGAGCAATATATAAAATTTGCTCGATCGGCTTTGTAAAGCCGAGATTGTTACCGCTCTTGAACCTTTGGTTCGTGCGTAAGCATTGTTCTTCGGAAGCTATGAACTTCCTCATCGCCTCAGCCTCCAGATCGAGACCAGTACGCAAGCCCTTGTATTTCGACAAGTAGCTAACGCACTGATAGTCTCGACGGAAGCTTTGGTGATCAAGGTAATTTCTCGGGTTTATCTCCATCTGGGCAAGATCAAGTTGATTAAACTTATATCTTAACCAGCAACCCAGAGAAACGGGTGTGTCGATCGATTTGCACAAAGCGAAGAAAACATCGCTTATAGGGGGATACCCCTTGTGTTTAGCCATAGGTACATCCAAATAGTGAGGAAAACAAGAACGAGTGTTTTAATAAACATTCTGAAGGTTCTCCACCATAGCCGTAAGCTGAGCTTCGGCCATGAGGAAGTCGATGTATTTCCGCAGATCCTTTCGGTCCTGCAGAGTACTTCGCTCACTGACGATGAACTCTACGTTACAACGCGGAATATAAGCTACCGTAGGTGGCGGTGTTAAGCCGCTATCATTGGTACCAAGTGTTTCAAGCTTGGGGGTGTGAAGCCCAACTTTAATTCGCGCAGTTCGATCGCCGGAATCAGAACCGGCGCTAGGGGATGAAGGACGGACCAACTGCAAACTGATACGATTGTATCCGATTGGAGCGGTGCCCGTTTGATCTTCATACCACCAAGTGCCGGTCTTGTCCGGACCCAGGGGGATAAAAGTGTGAGCAACAGGGGATCCCTGTGCGTCGTTCAACACGATGTTTTGAACAGCTGCCATTGAGGTATACCTCGATTATCGCTTACGGAACACCATAAGTGTGACACGCTCGCGGAGATTGATAAAGTAGGATTGTGCTAACGAATCCCTAAGAGTACCTATAGCTGGTACAATCACGCATACCTTTCAAGAGCCCTTAATGAATTTTCCCAAATTCTTTAAGTGCACCAGTTGGATTACCATGCAGCATCGAAAGAAGCAGCGCGGTTCCATTGGCGAATTGACTGAGGCCCAGATCTACGTGAAGAACTGGGGCACGAGGCATCGGAGGTCCCCCGAGAGGGGTCCGTTGCTTCTTAGCTCCGCGATATCCGTATTTCAAGTCCGGAATTGTGCGAAGACTACCAGACTGACCTACGCCTTTGCAGAGGATTTCTCCAGTAGTCAAGGAAGTTTGAGTGTAATAACCAGACCCAAAGGCCTGTTTATAAGCAATCGCGCTCTCTAGATTACGGAGATAGCCCCCAAGGTTGACAAACCAGTCAACTACAAAGGAGTATGGGGTCAGCTCCCATGCTATAGACACGGGATTCAAGCTGGTATAACCAGCCATTTGCTGCAAAGCGGAGTTTGATAGCTTATAATTTACCTCCATATAGCAACGCATAGACTTAACTAAGTCGAAGCGATATGGCACTCCATTATAAGATCCGCGCTCAGCAGTATCGTACGCAAGTTCCTGAGCTCTTGCCGAAGCTTTGACGTAGGTAACGTCGGGCTTCAGCAGCTGATCAAGAGTCTGGTATATAGATCCGGCTAAGGGTTTCCACCCGTAGACGTACTGTAACCAAATCTTGCTGGCACGGAGCGGGTTCCTGCGCATTTTCGTGATAGTGGACGCTAACGTGTCCATGCCGTAAACGGCACCTTGAACCATTGTCTTCGCCTGCTTCATTTGGCCGGCATCGACACTAAGATCAAGACTACCACGAATCTGGTCATATATTTTCGAAACCGCGTCGTTGTAGGCGAGGTTCGAGAAGACGGGACCAGCGATTGAGGGAGCACCAATTCCTACGACTCCAGAGATGCGACTCCAAACCAAGGGGCTGCTTCCAACCGACTCGGCATATAAAGTACCCACCCACCGGACATCAAGTGTCTTGGTGAACGCCTGCGCTAACGGCTGCTTCTTGTTACCTTTATTGGAGACAACTCCACTTAGGTTTTCCGCATGGGACTCTTGTACATCGGAATACTCCGTTGTACCGGTGCCCCAGGGTTTATTTAAGTACGAACCCATTCGGGTTTTGTAATAAGGTTTCATTGGCATAGTTAGCCTATC